ATCACTGCTCCTCGCCGCCAGATGCCAGTTGCACCTCGTGAGCCTATGATCTCCCCCATGAAAAAGGGTGGCAGGGCAATGAAAGCAAAAGTTAATTGTTAAGTTGTTTTTTCTGACTTAATAAACTATAATTTTCGTCAATAAGAGCGTGCTGGATCAGCAAGCATCCTGACTACAATGCGGGGTTAGCATGGCTTTTTCTGGTAATGTGAGCGGCACTACATTTAATGCGCTGAAAGTCGTAGACCACGCTTTCAGGCGCTGTAGACTGCCTGCCCAAGCCATTTCTGGCGAAATGCAAAGCTATGCGCTCGAATCCCTCTACTTGTTTTTGTCAGAATTGGCGAACATTCGTACACCTAGCTGGTGTATTGACTATGTAATCTTGCCAATGTACCAAAATCAGCAGATTGTGACCCTTCCTTTGGGTACTGTTGATGTGCTGAACTTGAATTATCGTCAAATTCAGCAGTTAACTGGTGCGACGACCATCACTTCGACTGCTTACACAGTAAATTTCACCACCACAACCACTGTTGACACGATTGGCATCAAGTGGGGTGCGGCGGCTGTGCCTGTTACCTTCCAAGTCAGTACAAATGGCTCGACTTGGACGACTGTAGGCACGCAATCAGCAACAGCGGCGGCTGGAGAAATCGTTTGGACTGATATTTCAGGTGCTTTGCCTTACCAATACTTCAGGTTCACCTCAACATCACCGATGACGCTGACGCTAGTCACGCTTGGCAACTTGCCACAAGAGATTCCGCTAGGGGTTCTCAATCGAGATGGGTATGTGAACCAGAGCAACAAGGTGTTCCCGGGTCGCCCAGCGACTTTCTGGTATCAACGCGACCTCCCACGCCCTGTTGTCAACTTGTGGCCTGCTCCCGCAGACTACGCTGAGCTTGCCCAGCTCGTGCTGTGGAGACACCGCCAGATCATGGACACAGAGAACCTCCAGCAAGAGGTAGAAGTGCCTCAGCGATGGCTACAAGCGATTGTGGATGGGCTTGCCGCTAAGGTTGCCGCAGAGACTCCAGCGGTGGATGCGGCGCTGATACCCATGCTAGAGCAGAAGGCGGCGATGAGTGTGCAACGGGCTTGGGATGGGGACAATGATGGGTCGTCGATCCAGATTAACCCGGGCATTGGGGTCTACACCAAATGAGCTACTTCTTAGACCCAACAGGCGAAGCGACCTACGGCATTGCGATTTGCGCACGCTGTTCGCGCAAGTTCCTGATGGCAGAGTTGCAGAGCGACCCAAATTACCCGGGTCTCATGGTCTGCGCCGACGATGTCGACGACTACGATCCCTACCGCCTCGCACCTCGCGCACCTGATAAAATCATATTGCCCTTTAACCGCCCTGATACACCGATTAACACCCGCCCTGCTGGTGTGATACAAGAAGCAGGCGACGAGTTCTTCATCACCGAAGACGGTAATAGCTATTTGGAGTTTTAAATGTCTGATGTCCCAAGTAATCTGATACCGACCCGAATCACGCAGTTACCTGTCGCTCCTGTGGCTGACGAAAACAGCCTGATGATGATCGTCTATCAGGGCAACAACTACCAAATCCGTGTTGGTGATCTGTTAAGCGTTGCTGGCGTGCCCACAAGCACCCAAGTAATCGCAGGCACAGGCATGACTGGTGGTGGTGCGTTAACAGGCAATGTGACCCTGAGCATCGCTAACGGTGGTGTGGGTTCCGTGCAGTTAGCTAACTCAGGCGTAAGTTCTGGCGTTTACGGTAACGCAACCAACATTCCAGTTTTTACCATTGACAACAAAGGTCGAGTAACTGCGGCTACCACAGTGCCTGCGACGATCTCAGGCTATGTTCCTACTAGCACGCAAGTGATTGCTGGTAATGGTTTGACTGGTGGTGGAGCACTGAGTGGCAATGTCACCTTAGCCGCAAGTTATAGCGCTAGTGCGCCAGAGTTTGGCTTTCAGACTGGCTCAGCAGGTGTGGCAAACACAATTGCCCGTAGCGATCACAAACACCCTGCTGTTGACCTGTCTGCTGATGACCAAGTTGATAACATCCTTGGGCTTAGTAATGGCGGTACTGCAAAGAGCATAGTGCCTGCGGCTGGCGCTATTGTCTGGTCTGGCGCTGACGGTCTGTACATTGGCCCTGTTGGTCTTGCTGGTCAAGTATTAGTGTCTGGCGGTGCAGGAGCGCCTACATGGGGTTCTGCCTTGTTAGTGGTGGATCAGCCTGCCAATGTGGTCTACGCTGGCCCTGCCGCTGGAGCCGCCGCACCTACAGCCTTCCGATCATTGGTTAACGCAGACCTGCCAGCCTCTGGTGTGACTGCTAACACTTACGGTTCATCGACTGCAATCCCTGTAGTCACGGTCAACTCTAAAGGTGTGATCACAAGCGTCACAACTGCAAGTTTTACGGGTGGTCTGTCTTATCAGGGTTCATGGAATGCATCTACTAACACGCCTACGCTGACTTCTAGCGTTGGTGTAAACGGTTACTACTACATTGTTTCTGTGGCAGGCTCGACCAATTTAAATGGTGTGACTGACTGGCAAGTTGGTGACTGGGCTATCTTTAATGGCTCCACATGGCAAAAAATTGACCAGACTAACTTGGTCAGTTCTGTTAACGGTCAAGTAGGTGTCGTCAGTATTGCTTACGCAGACTTGGCTGGCTCTATTCCTACATGGAACCAGAACACCACTGGTACTGCGGCTGGACTGTCTACGACCCTTGCGATTGGCTCTGGTGGAACTGGACAGACAACAGCAGGTGCGGCGTTTAACGCTTTGTCGCCTATCACCACAACTGGCGACCTGATTCTTGGTAACGGTACTAACAGCGCTACCCGCTTGGCTATTGGTTCTAATGGCTACCTGTTGACATCTAACGGAACAACAGCATCTTGGGCGGCGGCTCCAGCGGCTGGTGTGACCTCGTTTGCTGGTGGGACTACTGGATTGACTCCAGCATCTGCCACCACTGGTGCAATATCTTTAGCTGGCACATTGGCAGTAGCAAACGGTGGTACGGGCAGAACGGTCGGAAACTATTCAATCTACGCAAATGAGATTCATGTTGGCAAAGACGGAAACGACACAACAGGTGACGGCACTTTAATAAACCCCGTGTTAACAATTACTAAGGCATTGACTTTGGTTGGGGCTGGTAGAAACACAGTGATTGTTCACCCCGGAAGTTATAGCGAAAGCCCCACAGTTTCAAGCGCAAACACAACAATTGCCACCGCTGAACTTACTGGTGCTAACACGCAAATTTCTGGAACATTAACCCTGTCTGCGGCGGCTCGTATTAGTGGTATCAAGTTAACCAATTTGACCATAACAGGTTCGGGTAACACTTACATTTCAAACTGTACCGTAGATACGCAAGTTGTTAAATCAGGTACAAATTATGTTGAAATTATCAATACTGAATTGCAATGCGTTTCAGGCGTACAAATTACGGGTGCTGGTACAGTTTCTATTATAGGAAACAAGTGTTGGGCTGTAGCGGTATCTAATGCAAGCGCCAGTGTTTTAATTAAAGATTGTTTCCAAGTGCTTACCCCAAGCGTAACGGCTGGAACTTTGCAAATTGACGGTTCTGCTATTTTTGCCGCAAGTCCTGCATCTAACGCTGTAACTTCAAGTGCTGGAAGTTTTATTACTCTGGCTAATTGTTTTGTCTTAAATTCAGCAGGAACCAATGTAGAGCGAGTAAGTCTGGCTGGCTTTTACAGTATTTTGAATCTTGTGTATGACAAGACTAATTCTACTTTTGCTGGCACAAATTTAAACGCTATTGATTATTTCAGTGTTATCAATGCTGACACTTTGGTGCTGACAAACGACTTGGCTATTGCTTACGGCGGCACAAACAGTTCTGCCACGCCTACAGCAGGTGGTGCGGCTTATGGAACTGGGACTGCTTATGCCTTTACTGCGGCTGGCACGGCTGGTCAAGTATTGCTCTCCGCTGGCGCAAGTGCTCCTGCATGGGGTGGCATTGATGGAGGTGCATTCTGATGGTAGAAGAACTTATCGACCGCATGTTCAAGGCTCGTAACGCCGCGCACATCAGGCACTGGAAGACGAACAGTTACTCAGAGCACAAAGCGCTAGGTCACTACTACGAAGACCTAATCGACAATTTGGATAAGTATGTCGAAGCCTACCAAGGTGGGTTTGGGCTTTTGGGTGAAATTGAAGGTAGCGTGGAAAACACGACAAAAATGATTCACGACGATATAATTTGGCTGACCGAGAATCGTGAAAAGATAGCCAAGAATGTGCCTGCGCTAGAGAACATCATTGATGAGCTAACAGCGTTGCACATGAAGACTTTGTACAAACTTGAGAATTTGAGGTAACACTATGGCGGCAACAGGCTTTACACCTATTCAGCTTTATCGCACGACGACAGGGGCGGCTGTGCCGTTGGCGGCTAATTTGTTGCCCGGGGAACTCGGCTTCAACATCGCCGACACGGACATGGCTCTGTACGCCGAAAACGCATCAGGCACTGTCAAGCGCATCATGAACAACCCTGCTGGCTTAAAGTATCCCACTGCGGATGGTTCAGCAAATCAAGTCATTCAAACTGACGGTGCTGGAAACCTCACTTTTGCAACTCCAAGCGGTGCGACTAAAGGTCAAGCCATCGCCTTCTCAATGATTTTCGGTCTGTAAGGAACCATCATGGCAAATCCAAATATTGTCAACGTAGCCGCCATTTATGGCAACTCTTCGCAAACATCGTTAAGCACGACAAGCGCCACTAGCTTGGTAAGCAATGCCGCATCTAGTGGCAAAGTTTTCAAGATCAACTCAATCACTGTTGCTAACGTAGACGGTACAGCCGCCGCTGACATCACGATCAACGTGTACAGCGCCGCCGCATTGGGTGGTACGGCTTTTCCAATTGTTTCTACGATCTCAGTTCCTGCTGACGCTACATTGATTGTGACCGACAAGACCACCACGTTTTACTTGCTGGAGAATCAATCCATCGGTGCAACTGCTGGCACGGCTAGTGATCTTGTAGTGAACGCAAGCTGGGAAGAGATTAACGCATAAAGGGGGGCATCATGCCACTACGTCCTCCTGCTGGGTTTATCTCAGCATTTTTTGATCCTTTGAAGAACCCTGACGCGCCGACTGCGGCAACTGCTTCGGCGGGTGATACTTCCGCGTCCGTTGCGTTTACTCCCCCTGCCAACGTGGGCGGTTCAGCTATCTCGTCTTACACCGCCATTTCAACTCCCGATAGCATCACAGCGTCTGCGGCTTCCTCGCCAATCAGCGTCACAGGTCTGACAAACGGCACGGCTTACACGTTTGCTGTGTGGGCTACTAATACTTATGGCCCTAGCGCATTTAGTGCGTCTACTGGAAGCGTATCTCCTGCCGCACCTATTGGTTTGTTTGGTGGCGGAAATATTTCGGCTGGTAGCGGGCTTACAAATGTAATCGCCTCTATTACGATTGCGACGGCTGGAAACGCAACTGATTTTGGTGATCTTACTGTTGAAAAGGGAGGTATTGCCGCTTGCGCCTCTTCTACGCGAGGGCTGTTTGGGGGTGGTAGTGATGGTTCTACCTCAACAAATGTTATCGGTTACGTCACAATTTCTTCGGCTGGTGACGCAATAGATTTTGGCGATTTAGCGGTGGCCGTTGTTTTTGTAGGTTCGTGCTCTTCAGCTACTCGTGGAGTATGGGGTGGTGGTAATCCGCGAACTAATGTTATTCAGTATGTAACAATAGCAACCACTGGAAACGCAACAGATTTTGGTGATCTTACTGCCGCACGTTCTAGTCTAGCGGGGTGCTCATCGCCAACACGCGGTGTTTTTGCTGGTGGGGATACAGGCACACGCACAAATATAATTGACTACATCACAATCGCCTCTGCTGGCAATGCCACAGACTTTGGTGATTTAGTCTTGGCTACTGACGACCTAGGGGCGTGTTCATCTTCAGTTCGGGGGTTATTTGGAGGCGGGCAGGCAGGTGGAGTTTTTACAAATGTAATTAACTACGTCACTATTGCATCCACGGGTAATGCTGTAGATTTTGGTGATCTTACAGTAGGTCGATTTGTACTCACAGCATGCTCATCGCAAACACGCGGGGTTTTTGGGGGCGGCTACAGCAGTGTTAGTACGTACGTTAATATCTTAGATTATGTAACCATTGCTTCTACAGGTAACGCTACAGACTTTGGTGATTTGACGCAACAAGTACGAAGTTTGGGCGCTTGTTCTAACGCTCACGGAGGTCTCTAAATGCCAAGTTATTCAGGTGTATGGACACTCACTGCTGTGATGCAGGCTATCGGGTCACAGAATTGGCCTAGCGTTGTTATTCCAACAGGTCTGTTTTTTGGTGGTTACACAACTACGCAGGTTAGTACAGTAGACAGCATTACGTTGGGGACTTCTGGCAATGCCGTTAGTTTTGGCAACTTGATTACTGCTCAATACAACTCTGGCGCATGTTCATCTAATACAAGAGCAGTAGTGGCTGGTGGCGAGGTAGGCCCGAGCAATGTCATCCAATACATGACATACTCATCAGGCGGCACAGCTACTGATTTTGGCGATTTATTATCTGCTACTAATGAAACGGGCGGTTTGTCAAATTATGTTCGTGGCATATTTGGCGGCGGCTTTGTCTCAAGCACTGCAACTAACGTTATCCAGTACATTACTATTGCAACCACTGGCAACTCCATAGATTTTGGGGATTTAACACTTGCCCGTGGTGCGGCTATGTATGGGTGCGCAAGCTCCACTAGAGGATTATGGGGTGGTGGTTATTCAACCACTTCAGTAAACGTAATTGACTATGTGGCTATAGCTTCAACAGGCAATGCCACAGACTTCGGCGACTTGACAGTAGCACGATATTCTCCTGCTTCCGTGGCGTCAGAAACTAGAGGTATATGGGCAGGTGGATTTAACGCCGCAGGTGGAACGGCTGTAAATGTAATTGATTATGTGACCATAGCATCAGTAGGAAACGCTACAGACTTTGGTGATTTACTAACTACGCTATATTCTTTGGGGGCATGCGCCTCATCTACGCTTGGATATTTTGCTGGCGGTAGTGGTGGCCCAACTAATGTAATTCAGTACGTAACTATTGCCTCTACTGGGAATTCCACAGACTTTGGTGATTTAACACAAGCTAGATCATCTGTAGCAGGTGCTTCCAATGTTGCCGCATCATCTCAAGCCACACCAACAAGTGCGGCTATGGCATTGTTTGGGGGTGGTATAAATTCTGGTGGTGATAACATTGTTTTAATACAGTATGTAAATATTGCTACTACCGGCAATTCTTTTATGTTTGGCGATTTGTTGTCTCCAGCTTATGGGATGGGGGGATGTTCGTCATCTACTCGCGGTGTTTTTGGTGGTGGCGTTGCGCCAACCAACACAAACGTAATTCAATATTTGAGTTATACAACTTTTGGAATAAACGCCGATTTTGGAGATTTAACCGTAGCTAGACAGTCTCTTGCTTCTTGTTCATCGTCTACTCGCGGTGTTTTTGGTGGCGGTACTACCGGAGTGTTTTCCAATGTAATTGATTACATTACTATTGCTTCTATTGGTAACGCTACTGATTTTGGTGATATAAGTTCAGGCACACGATATTTGGCTTCTTGCGCATCTTCTACTAGGGGTTTGTTTGGTGCCGGTGACACCGGG